ATCCACTGGAGAACGCCGAAGCGCGCACCAGTACGTTCCCCATGGGCAAGGTGCTGATCACCAGCACACCCGGCACCCGCGGCGCCTGCCGCATTACGCAGGAGTTTGAGAGCAGGTCCGATCGGCGCCTGTATCACGCATGGATGCCCTGCTGCGGCGCCAATGAGGTGATCCGCTGGCGCGAGCACATGGTCTGGGATAAGGCAGATGGTGATGTGTTCTGCCAGTGCCCGGCGTGCGGTGAGCGAGTGGCTCAGTACCACAAGCAGCAGATGCTGAGCAAAGCGATCTGGACACCTACAGCCAAGGGCGATGGCATGACCGCAGGCTTTCACCTGCCCGGCTGGTATGCGCCACTGGGCTGGACGAGCTGGGAGCAGATCCGTGATGAGTTCCTGCGCGCCAAGTCTGATCCGCTGCTGCTGAAGGGCTGGGTCAATAAGCGCGCCGCTGATGCATGGGAAGACGAGAGCCTGGCCAAGGTCAGCGCTGATGGCCTGATGGCACGGGTGGGCGGCTACGACCACGGCAGCTGCCCGGCTGGTGTGCTGGTGGTGGTGATGGCGGTGGACGTGCAGGACACCTGGCTAGAGGTGAGCGTGTGGGGTTACGGCCGCGGCGATGAAGCCTGGCGAATCTGGCACCAGAAGATTGACGGCGATCCTGGGCAGGATCACGTCTGGCAGCAAGTGACCACGATCCGCGAGATTGCCTGGCCGCATGAAGCCGGCGGCACGATGAAGGTGATCCGTTGCGCAGTGGATACCGGCGGCCACTACACCGGCGAAGCGTATGAATACTGTCGCCGGTACGCAAAGGATGGCGTCACCGCAATCAAGGGTTCAAGCCAGCGCAACACCGCAGTGCTGGGTAAGGGCACAAAGCAGGACGTGAACTACAAGGGCAAGATCATCAAAAACGGCGTGACGCTCTACATGGTTGGCACCCATGCAATCAAGCGGACGATCTACAGCCGGCTGAAGATTGAAGAGCACGGGCCAGGATTCATTCACTTTGACAACGCCACATCTGATGACTACCTGCAGGGCCTGACGTGCGAGCGATTGCAGCCGCGCTACGTCAAAGGGTTTCAAGTGCTGGAGTGGGTCAAGCCAAGCGGCGCTCGCAATGAACCGCTTGACCTGAAGGTGTACTGCCTGGCAATGCTGGAACTGCTCAAGCGCCGCTACAACCGCGCCACGATGTGGGACCAACTGGAAGCGGGCCTAACGAAAGCCGCGCCCGAGACCACCAGACGCCGACCTGCTGCAGCACCACGGCCAGGCGGATTCGTGTCGGGCTGGTGATGCATAGCCTGAGGCCATGACAGTCCCTGCGACAATCCGCGCTGGCGACACAGTGGCATGGGTGGAGCCGGCTGCGCTCGACCTAGACGGCAATGCTGCCACGTCAGCGGCTTGGACATTTACAACGTTTCTGCGCTTCAACGCTGCCAGCGAAGGCGCCACGGTGACCGGCACAGCTCGCGCCGATGGCGGCTGGGATATGGCAATCACCGCCACCACGTCCGCTGCATTTGATACCGGCGTCTGGAGCTGGCAGAGCCGAATCACCAGCGGCGCGACGGTGATCACCGTGGGATCTGGCACTACGCAGGTGCTGCCGGGTCTGAACTACACCGGCACTCCCGCCGCCTTCAACGGCCAGAGCCAAGCCGAACAAGACCTAGCAGCGGTGCAGGCTGCTATCCGCTCGATCGTCAGCAAGGGCGCCAAGAGCTACACGATCGGCAGCAGGAAGTTTGACGCCGCTGATCTAGGCCAGCTGATGCAACGGGAATCACAGCTGAAGGCGATCGTCGCCCGCGAGCGTGCCGCCGAGAAGGTGGCCGCCGGCCTGGGTGATCCGCGCTCGCTATTCGTGAGGTTTGGAAGATGAGCAAGCGCAAGCGCCAGCCACAGACCCCAGCTGCACCACGCCGCCGCGCCTACGAAGGCGCCATGGTGTCGCGGCTGACGGCTGACTGGGTGACCAGCAGCACCAGCGCAGACGCTGAGATTGATGGCAGTTTGGTTCGGCTGCGCAATAGGGCGCGGCAGCTGGTCCGCGACAACGCCTACGCCCGCCAGGCACTGCGCGCCATCGGCTGCAATGTTGTTGGCCATGGGATTCGGATGCAATCACGCATCCCAATGCAGCGCGGCAGCGGCCGGCTTGATGAGCGCCTGAACCGGCAGATCGAGAGCGCCTGGGAGCGCTGGTGCAGGCCATCGACCTGCCACACCGCTGGCCGCTTGAGCTTCGTAGAGATCAGCCGCCTGGCTATTCAGGCCATCGCTGAATCTGGTGAGGTGTTTATTCGCTTGGTGCCGCAATCCTTTGGCGGTGGCAACACGCCGCTAGCGCTGGAGATCCTTGAGGCCGATTTGGTCGATGAAGGGAAAACTGTCGGCCCGGACGGGAATGGCAATGAGTGGCGCATGGGCGTCAAAACTGATCGCTGGGGCAGGCCAATTGCATACGCATTTCGCACCCGGCACCCTGGCGATATCGCCGGCAGCGTTGGATACAAGCTGGTCGAGGTGCCCGCAGATGAAGTTCTGCACCTCGCGCTGTTGGAGCGCCCCGGCCAGACGAGAGGCGTCACATGGTTTGCTGCAGCCGTTAAGCGCCTGCATCACCTAGCAGGATTTGAGGAGGCCGAAGTAGTCAGGGCCAGGGCATCGTCCAGCCTGATGGGCTTCATCCAAAGCCCCGAAGGCGAACTGGTTGGTGATGACGTTGAAGATGGCGAACGGGTTTCAAATTTTGAACCTGGCGTCTTCAAATACCTGGCACCTGGCGAGAGCGTCAATGTGCCACAGCTCGACGCACCAGACGGCCAATTTGAGCCATTCCTGCGCGCAATGCTGCGCGCCGTCAGCGCCACCACCGGCGTGCCGTACCCCACGCTGAGCAGCGACTACAGCCAAACCAACTACAGCAGCAGCCGGCTAGAGCTACTTGAGGCCCGTGAGAACTGGCGCAGCCTGCAGCAGTTCCTGATTGAGCATCTGCACCGGCCAGTGTTTGAGCGTTGGTTGGCCGCATCAGTGGGCGCCAGCGTCATCAACCTGCCCGGCTACGAGCTAGCGCCTGAGCGCTTTGAGGCCGTGCAGTGGTTCCCGCGCGGCTGGGGCTGGGTGGACCCGCAGAAGGAGGTGGCCGCCTACAAAGAAGCGGTGCGCTGTGGCTTTGCCACTCAGGCCCAGATCGTGGCTGAGCAGGGCGGCGACCTGGAAGACCTGCTCATTGCTCGCGCTGCAGAGGTGGAGCGCGCTCAGCAGCTGGGCATCCAGTTCGACACCAACCCAGCCGACGACATGCAGGGCGGCGCAGCATCAGCAACTCCTGAATCCGACAACGAAGACGAGCCCGACGAAGACGACATGGAGGCGTTGAGCTGATGGCCAACGTCAACGGGACAGAGATCAACCTGATGCCGACCGCCGGGATGCGCACCGAGGCTGAGCGCTATCGAGCATGGAAGGCTGATGGCGAGCCTGGCGGCACCGACGTGGCAGCCGCTAGGGCCAGCCAGATATTGAGCGGCGATGAGCTGAGCCCCGACACGGTGATCACCATGCGAGCCTGGTTCGCTCGGCATGAAGTTGATAAGCAGGGTGAAGGCTTTAGCCCCAGCGAAGACGGCTATCCCAGCCCCGGCCGCGTGGCATGGGCGGCATGGGGCGGTGACTCTGGCCAGACCTGGAGCAACAGCAAAGGCGCCGCAATTGAGAACGCCAGAGATGACCGAGCCGTAGTGCATAGCCTGATGCCAGATACAGCCTTGCCGGTGCAACATCGAGATCTCAATCGTGAGCCGCTCCGTCGCGTTGCGTCATTTGATGCCAGCGCGATTGGAGAGGAATCACGATCGCTGGAGTTCAGCTTCAGCAGTGAGGCCCCGGTAGCTCGGTGGTTTGGAGACGAGGTGCTAAGCCACGACTCCGAATCTGTTGATCTCACCCGCCTCAACGATGGCGCGCCCCTGCTCTGGAATCACAATCCAGATCAGGTGCTTGGCGTTGTTGAGCGCGGCTGGATTGACGGCGAGAAAAGGCGCGGGATGGTTGCGGTTCGGTTCAGCCGCTCAGCATTTGCTGAGGAAAAGCTGGCCGACATCCGCGACGGCATCCTGCGCAATGTCTCCGTCGGCTACAGCATCAATGACGCCGATCAGACACGCGACGGCTCCATCGTTGCGACCTCATGGCAGCCCCATGAGGTTTCGGTGGTGTCGGTCCCTGCTGATGTCTCCGTTGGAATCGGGCGCCAGCTCGATGCCACAACCGCGGCCCCGGCCGCAGACCAAACCCAACCCCCGATCGAATCCATGGAACCGACCATCGACATCGAGGCGGTGAAGGCTCAGGCTGCGGCCGATGAGCGTTCACGCGTCTCCAGCATCACCGGCCTGTGCCGCACTCATGCCGCTGACGATCTGGCCCAAGGCCTGATCGAGCGTGGCGCTACTGAATCTGAGGCCATGAAGGAAGTGCTCGCCGCTATCGGCAAGCGCGCCAGCCAGCCTGCCGCCCCCAAGGCTGCTCAGCCCATCGCCTCTGGTGGTTCGGCTGACATCGGCCTGAGTGATAAGGAAGCCCGCTCCTACAGCTTCCTGCGTGCCATCCGCGCTCAGGCGTTCCCCAACGATCGCTCTGCTTACGAGGCCGCCGGTTTTGAGCGTGAGGTTTCCGCTGCTGTTGAGCAGCAAATGGGCGTCAGCGCTCGCGGCTACCTGATCAGCAACGAGGTGCTCCAGCGTGATCTGACCGTCGGCACTGCCTCCGCAGCTGGCGATCTGGTCTTCACCGATGCACGGCCTGGCAGCTTCATCGAGCTGCTGCGCAATCGCCTGGCGCTCAACACCCTTGGCGTGACGATGCTGAGCGGCCTTAATGGCCCTGTTGCTATCCCCGCCCAAAGCGGTGCTGGCACTGCCTACTGGGTGGCCGAGAAGGGCACGCTCACCGAGAGCAGCCCCACGGTCAACCAGGTGAACATGACGCCGAAAACCCTCGGCGCCTACACCGAGTTCAGCCGTCGCCTGCTGCTCCAGTCGTCCATCGACGTGGAGACCATGGTGCGCAACGAGCTGGCCACCGTGATCGCTCTTGAGATTGACCGCGCTGCGCTCTACGGCCTGGGCAACACCAACCAGCCCCAAGGCCTGAAGCTGATCACCGGCATCAACACCGAGGATTTCAACGCCGCTGCCCCGACTTACGCGGAGCTGGTGAGCATGGAGACCAAGATCAACGCCGACAACGCCGACATCGGCGCCATCTCCTACGTCACAAACAGCACGATCTACGGTGGATTCAAAACCACCGAGAAGGCCAGCAGCACCGCCCAGTTCGTCCTTGAGCCCGGCGGCACTGTGAACGGTTACAACGTAGTCCGCTCCAATCAGGTTGCGTCTGGTGACGTATTCCTGGGTGTCTGGAATCAGATGATCATGGGCATGTGGGGCGCTCTGGATCTACAAGTGAACCCCTACGCGCTGGATACCTCCGGCGGTGTGCGGGTAACTGCACTCCAGGACGTTGACGTAGCTGTGCGCCACCCCGAGGCGTTCACCCGCGGCAACAACACCCTTTGATCTGAGACATAACGATGCTGATTGAGATCCTCCGCCAAACATCCATCAAAGGCATCCCCGCAAGGGTTGGTGAGTTGATTGATGTATCCGATGCCGATGGCCGCTACCTAGTCGGTAACGGCAAGGCAAAGGAGGCGGAGACTCAACCAGTTGAACCTGAGGCGCGGAAGCCTCGCCCCCGCAAATCTACCCCCGCCTGATCAATGGCCATCTTTCAACAAACACTGGAGAAACTCCAGCACTTCCCGCTCCACCCTGTTGCATCTGAATCCACCACCTTCACTGGTGCCACCACCAACATCGCTGACCTCAACGATTTTGACGGTGACATCCAGGTGATTCTGGATGCTGGCGCTGCTGCATCTTCCGGCACCATGACCGGCAAGATTCAGCACAGCGACACCACGACCGCTGGTGACTTCTCTGACGCAACTGGCGGCGGCTTCACTGCCGTTGCCCAGGCCGTATCAAAGCAGGTGCTGACCCTGAACCGTGACGCTCTCAAGCGTTACATCCGGTTCGTTGGAACCATCGCCGCCAGCGGCACCACCATCTACTCCGTCAACGGCTACGGCCTGAAGAAGTACGGCTGATGGCACTCACCGAGAACCTAGATGTGTTCTTGGCAGACTTCGGCGTCAGCGTAACTGCTGGCGCCGTTTCTGGTGTTGGCATCTTGGATATGCCAGGCGAGCTGGTGGCTGATGGCATGATCATCACCACTGACTACAGCCTTAGGTGTGAGGCGTCAAAGTTTGGAACGTTGGCCTATGGCGCGTCAATCACCGTTGACGGCACGGCCTACACAATTCGCGAGAATAGACTGATCGAAGATGGTGTGTTCTGTGAGATCACGCTTCAAAAGACCTGACCCCCACCACTGGATCTGATCATGGCTGACCTGGTTGCCGCAGTACGAATCAACAAGCCGGACATTCCAGGCGAGCTGGGTGATCTGTATTTCCCCGAGCTTCAGAGCGTCGCCGGCAACGCCTACCGCTCTACTGCCACCTTCGTTCGCCCGAGCAACACCACTGCCTACACCGCTGGCGACGTTGTTGGCGCAACTGGCGGATCAGCGATCCACACCCTGACCACAGCAGGGCCTAGCGGCGGATACGTTTTGATCCAGTCAATTTCAATGGCAACGCATGACACTTCGGTGCCATCAGGAATGTCGTCCTTTAGGGTGCATTTTTACAATGCAAGCCCGACCGCCATTGCTGACAATGCAGCCTTTGATCTTCTGACTGCGGATCATGGTAAATATCTGGGCTTCGTTGACCTGCCTACACCGCAAGACTTTGGCAGTTCAACTTACACGCAAACCGACTACCCCGGCAGGCTAATCAAATTGGCAGCGGCTAGCACAAGTTTGTTTATTGAGATTGAAACCAAGGGCGCTTTTACGCCTGTGTCTGCTGTGACATTTGATCTGTCTGTAGTCACCCTTGAGGCTGGCCTGTGAGTCGGCTGCTCGTTGCTCAGCGGGCGCTAACTGTCCCTGGCTGGGCTAAGGACTTTCTCTGGCGCCGCGCTCGCGCAGTGCCATCAATTGACCTGCGTCTTGCTGACAACAAGAGCCTGGTTGATGCGGTCACTGGGCAGCAGTTGGTCACGAACACCCGCGCCAGCTCTGGCACGTTTACGGATAGTGCTGGGACGTTGCAGACGGCAGCAACGAATGAGCCGAGGTTCGACCACAACCCCACGACCGGCGAGAGCCTGGGGCTGTTGGTGGAGGAGGCGCGGACGAATTTGTTGCAGCGGAGTGAGGAGTTTGATAATGCGAGTTGGAATCAACCAGCTTCTTCAATCGCTACGGTCACTCCTAATGCACAAATTGCTCCAAATGGAACTCTTACGGCAGATACTTTTACGACTGTATCTGGCACCCCTGCACTCTTCCAAGCAGTAGCCTGCCTAGCTTCCACTGCTTACACATGGAGCTTTTATGTCAAGCTAGGAACAATGGCAGCGGCTGATTTTAGGTTTGCCGTAAGAGATGATACAAACGGGGCATTTATTGCAACAGACATTGCGCCTAGCATTACGCCGGTAACAACGGAATGGCGAAGGGTAACATATACATTCACAACACCAGTTGGATGTGTTCTTGTTCGCCCCTACCCCTATAGATTTGTTCCAGCCACTTACGGCACTACTGTTCACATCTGGGGCGCCCAACTAGAAGCCGGAGCCTTCCCCACCTCCTACATCCTTAACGTCAACACGCCGCTTGGCGTCACCCGCGCCGCAGATGTGGTCAGCATCACGGGCAGTGCGTTCAGTTCGTGGTATCGGCAGGATGAGGGGACGATTTATTACGACGGCACCGTTTCGCAAGGCTTGGCTGCTTTCCCTTGGTTTTACAACATTACTGACGGAACAATTAATAACTCCATTGGCACTTACCAACACACAACCGGAATCTACGGAACCCTTAGCACTGGTGGAACTGCTATAACACCAGATGCAACCGTTTTATTTGGGCCTGTTTCAGGAGCGGCAGCGAAACACGCACTGGCAGTTAAAACATCTGACACCCGAGCGGCTTACAACGGAACACTGTCAGCAGCTCAAACAACCACTGTTATGCCTGTAGTGAATCAACTTGCTATTGGCCAACGTGTCAACGGAAACCGCATGACCGGCACCATCCGCCGCCTCACCTTCTTCCCCCAGCGCCTCCCCAACTCCACGCTGCAATCCATAACCCTCTAGCCATGCACTGCTACAAATTCCCAACCCGCGCCCAATTCCGCACCCTGGCCGCTGCCGAGGGCCTGATCACCGAAGAAGGCGAGCTGATCACCGCCAGCCACACCTTCGCCATAGATGAGGTCGGGACCATAACCAAAGGCGGCGAATACGACCCCGAGACTGGCGAGGTGATCACACCCCCCGTCCCCCGCAGCGGCTGGCATGTGAACTACGCCGGTGAGTCGCCTGAGGCGTGGGAGGAGTATTTGGTGACGCCGCAGCATCCAGCGCGGGTGTGGGCATGAGCTGCTCAGACTGACCCACAGCCCCACCCCCACCGATGGCATCTAAGCGCGAATCAATCCTGGCGGCCATCGCCACCACGCTGGTCGGCACTACTGGCGTTAGCACCAGGATCTACAGGTCCAGGGTGGAAGCGTTCGCCAGAAACGAAGCGCCAGCGATCGTAATCGAACCCGGCACCGACTCAGCATCTGAGGAACTGGTGAGTAACTGCAAGATCGACTGGCGGCTGCCGGTGCTGATTGCGGTCTACACCAGGGGCGCCATCCCTGATCAGCTGGCCGATCCAATCATCATCAGCCTGCACGGCAAGCTGATGGCCGACCGCACCCTCGGCGGCTTGGCCATGGACATATTCCCAGGCACGGTTGACCCCCAGCTTGAAAAAGCCGATCAGCCGGCGCTCTGGACCGTCTGCACCTACAACGTCCGCTATCGCTCCAGCGTGACCGATCTGACCACCTAGAGGTGCTCCATAGCCTGACGTTGGCGTTAGCACCTGGCGATCGTGGCGAAGGAACTACCCCCTCTCCCATCAGAAGGTGGCTCATACCTATTGGATGCAAAGAAGAACCAATGGGTATTGATCGAAGAAACGCCAGCAGACCTGCCTATCCCCGAGAGCACCAATGGCACTGACTCGCAAGCGCCTACTGCTGGCGAAGATTGAAACCACCTATGGCACCGATCCCACGCCCGCAGCAACAGATGCGGTGCTGGTGTCAGCCCTTGAGGTGCAGCCTCTGCAGCTGGAGCTGAAGGACCGCGAGCTGATCCTTGGCTATCTCGGCAACACTGAGATGGTGGTGGGCCAGCGACTGGTCAGCGTCTCCTTCGACGTGGAGATCGCCGGCTCTGGCACAGCAGGTACGGCGCCCAAGTGGTCGGCCCTGATGCAGGCCTGCGGCTTCAGCGAGACGATCGTGGCCGTCACCAGCGTCACCTACGCGCCCGTGAGCGCCAGCTTCAAGGGCGTCACGCTCTACTTCTTCGCTGATGGCGTGCGCCACAAAGTGACCGGCTGCCGCGGCACCTGGAGCATGGCCTTGGAAACTGGCGAGATTCCTAAAATTTCATTTTCTTTCACGGGCATTTTCAACGCACCAACGGACGAGACCCAGCCTTCGCCCACATTCAGCAACCAGGCCGATCCGGTGGTGGTCAATTCCGCCAACACCGCCACCCTGCAGGTGCATGGCTACGCAGCCTGCCTGAGCGCGTTCAGCCTCGACCTAGCCAACGAGACACCATTCCGTCAGCTGGCCGGCTGCACCCAGCAGGTGATGATCACCGACCGCAAGCCCGAGGGCGAGGTCACAATCGAGGCGCCAACCATCGCCGCTAAGAACTACTTCAGCGCTGCCAGCACCCAGACCGCAGGCCAGTTCAGCTGGGTCCACGGCACCACTGCAGGGAACATCATCACGTTTACGGCGCCGACCTGCACTCTGGGCTCCCCAGAATACGAAGACAACGACGGCATCATAATGCTCAAGATGCCCTTTATGCCGCAGCCAACTGCTGCAGGCAATGATGAGTTCACCCTTGCTTGCACTTGATCCATGGGCTTCATCCTTGAGCAAACGCCTAGCTTTTCCTGGCCAATCACAATCAGGGAAACCCAAGACGGCGGCCGCTACCGCACGCATACCTTTGAGGCAGTCTTCAAGCGGCTGCCACAGAGCCGCATGGACGAGATCGCGCTCGACTATCAGCGCATCAAGAGCTATGCGGCCCGCGAT